GTTGCGGACGCACTGACGGAAGGAAACTTGATAGTCTGGAGATAATCCCAAGTCTTTTGCAACAGTGCTTCAGGGTCGGTTTCGTCTTCGAAGATCGCAACGCCGTATCTGTGTTCTCCGTGCCTCCCAAATGGTATTTTAGCGGCCTCATCGCCAACCCATTCCTGTCCGAGCGGCTTGTTGCACGGGTCCCCATTCGCAACGCTCCAAACCACATCCTTAAACGTCAGCCGTGGCCCGTAAGTTGTATCTCCTGATTCTGTTGTCCCAGACTCAACACCTTTTCCACGTCCATACAAAGCCGTTTTGGGATTGCCGAAAATTGTCACAACAACACCGGAAGCTTCATCCTCGCTTTCAAAAAGCCGTCCACGATATACGGGTTCCGTGGACAGAATATCTATTTTTCTGTTGGTGATTGCTCCCTGATCGTTGATCAGGAAATACGGGGCCATCCTGCACCCGTATGAATCCATCAAACTGACAACGGCTTCCCACAGAGATTTATAGTAATGTCGTGTGGTTTTTGCGTCTGTGGTGATCACATCGCCGACTGTCCAGCCGCTCCCGGAAGCTTCAAGCAGATGCTCCAGCGCCGCAGAAACGGTCATGGAATTGCATCGGATGTCTGTTACAACGATATCTGTTAGTTCCCGTACCGCAAGATCAGTGCCGGAAATATACACGTCTCCCGGTTCATCCCTGAAATCAATCTCATCAATTTCAAAAAGCCTGAACCGATCATCAATGCATTTAAAGCCGATACAATACCCTGAATTAACCATTACATCCCATTTAACTTCGCACTTGACCTGATAAGAGGCTTCCGAGTGAACGAGGGATGTTGGCTCATAAGCGCCGAGGCACATTAATTGAGGCGTAAACAGATAAATTACAGCCATCTATCAACCACCTCACAGCTTACGACAGCATTATTTACTGTAATAGTGTTGTTTTCCTGAAAAGCTGGATGCCAGTTCGTATTTGTAAAATTGATCTTTGTCAGCGCAAATCCGCCATTAAGCATCAGCGTTTTTGCATCGAAATCAGCCACACAAATAACACCAACGCCAACCTCACCAACAACGCCGAGAATCGTATTCCCATTCAGCTTGATTTGCGGATAATTCAGCGTCTCAGAGGCCGTGAACGTCACTTTGATTAATGGGTCCATTGTGCCGTTTGTGCGCCAAGAAACCGAGGATTCTGCGCCGCCAAAGGTCCGAGGCTCAACAGCCAGCATAAATGGATCAGGGATGTAAAAAACAACATCCACGGTACAGGCTCCCCACTTGAATTCTGGGTCGGAAATACTTTGACAAATGGCTCTGTATTTTCTGCTTGGGTCATGTGTTGGAATCAAGTCCGCAAGCGCTTCGGTGTATGCCCATTCAGCAACCTTCAATTTCAATTCCCACGCTTCATGCATCGATCTTCCGTGGAGATTAATTCTTGCTGTATACGTTTTCGGCTCTCTGGTTACGTTGCCGATAATGTGGCCTCCAGCGCCTCCAATGCTTGTGATGCTCCTTCCTACAGAGAAAGGCGGGATCTCCTTGTTAATGGAAATCCCGCCTCCACAGTAGGCGATCAGGTCTTTGCCGTTAAAGATCATGCTGTCACCCCTAAAGCAATCTGTCTTGACCAGTTCTTTCCCTGCTGGGTATCAATGTACGGTGTAGCGATCCGCGCAAAGGTCTTGCCGTCAATCTGCAAATAGATTGGCTGTTGAATTGTGCTTTCGTTTCTTCCGTTAATCCCGGTCACACCGTTCACGCTCTGGAAAGCGCTCGCAACGGATGGATTGATATACGCCAGATCTGTGACGTTTCCAAATGTTCTTTCAGCGGCTTTATCAATCAATCCCGCGTTTTGTCTCATGCCGTTGGCGAAACCTTTTACCACATTACCGCCAATTTCAGCCATGACTTTTGACGGGGAACCGATTTTGAAAATACCTTCTACTCCTTTGATCAACCCATCAAACAACCCTCCAAACCAATTTTTAAACCCGTTCCAAGCGTTGCTGATGCCTTTTTTAATGCCCTCTATAATGTTCTTGCCGATATCGGAAAACGCGTTGAAAGCACCGGAAAAGACGTTGCAAATACCCTCCCAAATGCCTTTAAAGAATGATGTTGCATTATCCCATACACCTTTTACAGCGTTATACGCCCCCTCAAAATCACCTTTAAAGACCGATTCGACAGCGGAGAAAATCTGCTTGACGTTTTCCCAAACATCTTTAAAGAAGTCAACGAAATGGCTAAAGGACTCTTTTACCTCTGTCCACGCATCGCCAAAGGTTTTACCCATCCATTCATCAGCATCACCCAAAGCGTTCTGGACATCCTTCCAACGATCCCCAAACCAACTGCCGATCTTTTCAAAACAAGATTTGATTTTGTCTCTCGCACCGGAAAAAGTTGTTCCGAACCAATCTCCGATCCCATCAAAAGCTTTTTTGATATCAGAAACGACTGTACCGAAAAATGTTCCAACAGAATCAAATACTTTGGTTACGCCCGTCCAGATATGATCGCCGATTTCTTTGAAATCAACACCTGTAAAAGCTTTTATGATTGAATCAATGATTTGCGGAATTGCCTCAATAAGTTTCGGCAAGCTTGTTATGATTGCTTCGGCAAGTGAAAGGACGATCTGTAACCCGGCTTCCAATAGTTTCGGCAGATTGTCTGCGATTGCCTGAACAATACTTTCAATGATTGCAGGGAGGCGCTCAACCATTTCCGGCAACGCTTCAACAATGCCGTCTGCAATCGCTGTAACGATTTCAATACCAGCATCCAAGAGCGTTCCGAGGTTGTCCGCAATGCCCGTAACAATTGCTTCGATCAATTCAGGGAGCATCCCGATCAGGTCCGGCAGGGCCTCTGACAAGCCATCAGCAATGGCTTTGATCAGTTCCGCACCAAGCTTCAGGATTTCAGGTAATCCATCCGTGAATGCTTGAATCAGTTCCGTCAACAGTTCCTTTGCCGCTTCAATCAAAGCAGGAATTGAATCAGTTATACCTTTAACGAGTGCTTCAAGGACTTCGCCGCCAAGTTTTACAATATCAGGAATGATGTATTTAATGGTTTCAAGTATGTCCGGCAAAATCTTCTTAATCATCTCAACAATTTGTGGTAACGCTTCGCCGACTGCATTTACAATGATCATTACTGATTCTATGATTGGATTCTCAAGCTCTTCAATGTATCGTGGGATTTCCTCCAAAAGCTTTGGCAATCCAGTTGCAACGAACTCCGTCACTGCATCAGCAATCCCTCTAATGATTTCTGATATACGCGGTATAATGTTATCCCCTGCCGTTATTATAGAATCAACAAAGTTCCCGACAAGCTGTTCCATGTTGGAATTTTTATCAGCAATGCCTGTAACCAAATTATCCCATGCAGATTGCATTGCTTTTGTTGATCCTTCAATAGTTTTGCTTGCCTCTTCCGCCGTTGTCCCGGCAATACCCATATTTTCCTGTACAATGTGGATTGCCGTTACAATATCATCATATCCATATTTAAGGTTTCCTGCGGCATCTTTTTGCAGATTGAAGGATTCTGATAATTTGTCCGCATCTGTCAAAAGGCGCTCCATTTCAGCCTTTGTTCCGCCGTAGCCTAGTTTTAAGTTATCAAGCATGGTATAGTTCTGCTTTGCAAACCCTTGATATGCCGAAACAATGGATTCAATATTTGTACCCATCTTATTAGCATTGTCGGACATATCTTTAACAGCCGTGTTCGCCAACTCTGCCGCTTTTTTCGTATCTTTGTCAACACTTTGCAAAAGGGACGCTGAAAATCCCGTGACGGTTTCCAAATACTGGTTAGCGCTCATTCCGGCGGTTTTATAAGCCTCGTTTGCGTAATTCTTTACAATATCCGCAGACTTTCCAAAAAGCGTTTCAACGCCACCAACAAGCTGTTCGTTTTGGGTATAGCTTTCGAGTGCCGCCTTTCCCACATCGAGAAAAGCGCTCCCCAACTCTTTCAAAGCATCAATTGCCGCGCTAGCCGCTTGTTTTGCCATTCCTCCAAGCGCTTCTCCGGCTTTCTTCAACGCATCCGCAAAACCGGATTGTTTATCTTTTACGTCATCGGTTGCTTTTCCGAGTTTTGTTTCGCTTTCTGAAGCTTCATCCGTTTTTGTCCCCATGTTTTCAAGCTGGGACGTTGTATCATTAATAGCTGTGCGGCATTGGCTCATTTGTGTTTCCAACTTTGAAACCTCTGTCGCTTGCCGTGTATATGCGTCAGATACTTTTGCAATTCGTTCCGGGTCCCCGGCTTCATTCGCTCTATCAAGCTCATTCGCAAGCGTTGCAAGTTTTTCTTTCGCTTGTTCATGAGCCTTGTTCAGGACTTCCAACTTCTGATTCTGAGCATCAAGCATCCTTGTATAGGCTTCCTGCTTGGTGCTTAAATCGCTAACACCGGAGACGGCTTCCTTGCATTCCTGCGCCATCTGTTTAATTAGCTGATTCGCATTCGACATTGCTGTTTTGAAAGATGCGTCTTCAGCTACCAACCGGATACCAACATCATTGTCAGCCAAATTCACCACCTCCGGTCACTTTAAATTCAAGATGATTTCAAGTTCCTTATCGTTTTGCTTTTGTGTTTTCTTGGCCTTAAAACCATCGTTTTTGATTTGATCCACCGCTATCAAATCAAATAAAAGGGTTAATGGGATTGTCAAAGTTTCATCCAATGACAATCCCATTTTTAACCCATACCAGATAAACCACTCTGTTGATATGCTCTCCGTCTGCGCGGCACTCAGGACGGAGCGTTTCCGTTTTTTGGGGCCTCCGCTTCAACGTTTCTTTCGCCGTTGGCAACTTCTGCAAGGAGTTTCGGAATCTGCTGGATATCTTCCAAATCCATCCCATCAAGGAGCGTGTCGAAAGGCACGGTTCCGGGGTTCTCAATCCCGTTCAGTTTAGCGTATCTGTCTCCAGCATCAATCATGTAGGCCAACAGCTTTACAACAGTCGTTACAGGCGTATTGGATTTTTCAAGTTCCTCTAGCCTGATCCCTTCAGCTTCCAGCGCGGCATTTACTCGCGCTGAAAACGTCAACAGATATTCCTTCCCATAAAAACGGAATTTGCCCGTCCGCATATAATCCTCCTATTATTCGGAAAGCGTCTTGGTGATGAAAGAAACCGCGTCAGCTTCGGTTGCAAACATGCCCTGAGTGCACCAATTAGAATCAACGGTGTCATCTCTCAAAATCGTTGCAGTAAGCTCCGGGGTCTGGAATTCAACGGTTTCGCCCTGCGTAACAGCTTCAAGCCCGGGGGTCTGGAACTGGATTTTGTGGAGTACAACCGCAAGCCATTTCGGAACGTTGTTGACCTGTTTCTTTACGACAACACCAAATCCGAGATATGGAGCGGCACTGATCCCGCCAAACGTCAGCGTAGTTCCTGCGGGGGTGGTGCTGGTCCCGGTTTCAAGGCCGAGGATCGCGGCGGCAGATTCAAGGCTCAGTTCGTCAATTGTCAGCGTCAACGTGCCGCCGGAAAAACCGTTGGCAATTTCGGCGGGGCCATTATCCGCGTACAAAATCACGCTTTCGGCCTCGTCCAGTTCAATGGACACTTCGCAAGCTTTCGCAAGTACAGCGGGAGTACCATAAGATACCGTACCGCTGTTATTGGTATAGGTGGCATAATAAGGTTTAGAAAGTCCGATAACAGCCATTTTTTAGCCTCCTGTTTTTTTGAGTTCATCAGTAATTACCTGTTGCATTGCTTGGGTTGCTTCGCTCTTATATTGTGCAATCGTTGATCTGATAAAAGGGTGCTTGGTCCTGATGGATGAGCCGGAATTGATAGATCTAGCGATCAAGACAACTGGTCTGCCGTTCGGGTATTTTTTCGTTGGCAGACTGCCATATCCATCAAAACTGATCCGCGTGTAAACACTCCCGGTCTTTGTCTGAAACCGCGAAATGCCCATGTGATTGATCATATCTTCTTTATCGTTATGCCCAACCACATTTCTTGGAGAAGCGCCTTTATCGAAGTGCCTGAAGCCGTGATCTTCTGGGAGGGAACGGATAGCGTTTTTCAACCCGTCTGCCATCACTTTTGCCCCGGCATAAAGCGCCTTTGATAACAGTTCGTCCGTCTTCGCGCCCATGTCTTCCAGCTTTTTCATGGTTTCATCAAGCCCTACAATTTCACAGCTAACCGCTTTTCCCACTCAGATCAACCCCTCGACATAAAAAGCCCATTCCCAATGATTCAGCCTCGTATCATCTTCCCATTGAACACTTTGTAGTTCCCAATGGATACCGCACGAATTCAAGACGTGTTGCACACGGAACGCTGTTTCTTCTCCTTCGTTTCGGTAAGTAAACAAGTCAAGAGTACAATACAAATCCTGTTCAGCCATCGCGTTATCAGCCCACAAAGAACGTTCCTGACCCACAATCCGTGTAACCATGTAGTCAGATTTTTCAGGGGCTGAATCCCAAGCAACTTTCGTAATCGGTATTTTTAGTTCAGCAAGCGAATTATAAACTTGTTGATAAGTCAACGCTGATTCCCCCTTTCAACCGTGATCGAAAGGGTTTCGCCATTCATATATGTTCGGATGATACGGTATAGATCATTGTTCCACATCAGGTATTTCTCATCCCGGTATTCTTCGGGCGCTGAAAGATCAAACACTCGTTCGGGCGCAATCCCGTGGCCCATCGCCTCATAAGTTTCGCGCATCCCAACGGAGCGCATTACGGCAAACACCTTACGTCCGTATTCCTGACGATCATCAAAAACTCCGTGCGCTTCTGGGTGATCCTTTATGAGATGGACAACCGTATATCTTTTCATTCCGCATTGTCACCCCAATCGGTATACCCCGATGCCATCTGAAGCTGTGCTTTCTGTTCATCATAAGCGGCTTTCAGCTTGTCGTAATCGTCAGGGCTTCCGAAGTTACACCGTACATAAGTTAGGATTGCTCTTTTAATCAATGGGTCAAGGTCATCGCCGAAAAGAACCCCGGCAATGCCGAGGTCCAGCTTTGCGGCATCGATCAGGCTTTGGATCTCCGAATTATAATCATTTACAGTGATCCTCAACGCCGTTTTTGCTTCTTCAAGCATTGTCGGGGCCTCCTTTTAATTAGGCAGAAGCTTTGGTATAACGGACAAGGCCAACTCCGGTCGGCTTGCCGTCACCAAGCGCCATGCCGCGATACACGATGGAACCGGAGCGGAAGCCAACGCTTTCGTCACGGTCAACGGTTACATCCTTACCGAAGTTAAACACATAACCCTCTTTAAGATCACCGAAAATAACGTCAGTCCCAACGCCATCTTCAATGATAACCGGGAAGCCAAGAATGTTATACTTTGCGGGAGCCTGACGATCAGCGACAACAACGGGATAACCGTCAGTGGTCTTCAGGCCAATAACGCCCTCAAAGAAAGTGGCACGGCTCATAACGAAAGAAGCACTGTTCAGATACTCAGAGGGCAGGGAGCCAATGATTTTTGCAAGGTCCTCATAAGTAATCCCATCTTTGTTATAGGTGTTCCCTGTTGCTGTGATGGAAGTAAGTCCGGTGGGCTGATTGCTTCCGGTTCCGGCGGCAACCAACGCCGCAACCTTACGGAAAATTTTGTTGCCAAGACGATCAACCACCCAAGCTTCAAACGCGGGAACAGCCATGTTTTCAACATCGGCGGTAATTTCAAGGGTTTTAATGATCTTGTAAGCCGTCAAAGAGACACGCGCAAGAGCATCGGCACTATCCGTGGAAGCGGTCCCCATCGCAACCACATTGGCATCATTAACGGTTCCTTCCACGGGTACGGTAACATATCCGGGAAAGTGCATAACCTCGACAGCGTTCAGAAGAGGATACAATTCCATTTTGCCATAGATCTTATTCAGGGTTTCCGTAGGAATGGCGTAATCACCATGAGCAAGAGCGTCCCGTTCTTCTTCGTTCATGGGTTTGTGCTGGAGGTTCTTCAGCCAAGCGGCACGATATTCAGCAGAATCAACAGTATAGGGCATTTCTTTTTCCTCACTTTCAAAGTTTCTTTTTGTGGTTCCGGCTCCATTGGCAACGGATTTTGCAATCTTGGAACGCTCTTCCTCTGCGGTTTTGAGTTCTTTCATGCGTTCGGAAATTGCATTGATTTCAGCTTTGATGGTGTTCAGCGTTTCCGCATCAGCGGAGGCGGTAGCTTCCCGCAACTCTTTCAGGCGGAGTTCACACACTTCATGGTCTGCGCTTCTAATTTCTTCCGTGGTCATTTTCTTTTCTCCATTTCTTCAATCATTTGGAGGATAGCGTTCCGCTCCTCTTCAAGCTTGTCCGTCTTCGCATTCTCCAATGCGGCTTTTGCGCTCTCCAGCGCTTCAGCGTCACGGGCTTGAAGGGTCGTGGAATCATAAGCCGGGAAGGTAACCGCAGAAATTTCAAATACCTTCCCAATCTTTTCTATATGGCGAGTCGGGTAATCTGTATCCAGATCTTCCCAACGTTCACCCTCAACAGTGAAGGCAAAAGACATACCAGTAAGATCCCCGCGCATGGTCGCGGAATAAAGGCTTTTCGCGTCTTGATTCCGCTCTGTATCTAGATCTGCGCGGATCATCACCAGCCCCGCGTCATCGACAGCTAACTGCATGGTAGAATTTGCGTTGTTGTTTCTGGATCGCGCAAGCGGAATCATGCTTGTGTTGTGATTGATCAACAGACGCACGTCTTTCAGGTCCGTTTCATCAAGCGCCCCACGGTCAATGATCTCCCGGAAGTATCCTCCAATATCAGTCGGGGAATCATATACGATCGCGCGGCCTGTTAAAAAATTTCCGTGTTCTTCATTGTTTTCTGCTCTGATCTCAAACTCAAAATTTCTTGTAATCTTATCATTCGGTTTCGTTCTCATCTGTATCTGCCCCCTTATCCCCTCCGAAATAGTATTCTCCTCGGATGGGTGCGCGGTTACCTTGCCCATCCGGGAGCGGAGGATAGTTGAAAAGCGCTCTTGCCTCGTCAATTGTGATCATGCCTCTATCGCCGAGTTGCTGGGCCATGCTGATTTTTGCGGACGTTTTCATATACTGGAGCCTGTTTGCAGAGACAATGACCTTATTCCCGGTTCCACGCTCTACGGATGTGTAAATCATTCGGGATAGCACGTCCGAAAGCTGGATGGAAAAGGGTTCGATAGCGCCATCAAAAAAAGCGTCCAGTTCATCACCGTCCGCTTTGTTTTGCAGAATTTCCTCACTTACTCCGAAGTAATCATATACGTTGTTTTTGATGAGTTGAAGCTGTGCCGTGTCAACCACATAAGGATTTGACGTGATCTGTTTCACGTCAAGATATGTGTTTGGAAAAAGCAGAACACCACCGCCGGAGCCTTGCATATTCTCACGGTTAAAGCGTTCCCGCTCTTTACTAAGGTCGGAAGGTTTCACAAAATTTGTAGTGCGAGCCATAAACCGGAAAGTATTTGAATTTTTTACCGCTTCGCTGATTCCTTGGCTCTGCATATCGATCAGGCGCATAGTGTCAGCGAGGGCGTGGTTTGTCTCGCCAAAGAAATCATCTTTGTATTGATGTTTCACCATCACACCACAGTCGGACATCTCAATAGATGCTTTTTGACCGTTAGAAAACGTGTATCTAAGCCACGGTTCGCCCTCGTATTGCACAACCTCACACTTGGACGGCAAGACCGGGAAAAGCCCTGTAACATCCCCATATTGCCCGAATACGGGCACAATAAAGGCAGTGTTTTGCATATCCAATATTGTTGAAAGCCTGTAAAGAAACTGGCTCCACGTTTGCCACTCGTTCGGTCCTTGCCGGAACCGCGTATGGAGTTTCGGCTTTGCCGGACCAATCAAATCAACTTCCAACTTGGAGATGTGTCTTGCTCTCGCGTCAATTGCGCTCCTGACAAGCTCCGACTCGTAGATTTCCCCGTTCCAAGTCGTAAAAACCGGGGAGTATGCCGTTAAAGTCTCGAACCGCCCAGCGTGATCAGCGCCTCCGCCGGATGGCTTTTTGAAAATTTTAGAAAAAAGCCCCACACCATCACCCCACATTTTTCAACTGTTCCCCGATCTCCTCAAAATGAACCTGTCTCATACAAACGGCATCCAGCAACGCCGCCATCCCGTCAACGTGTGCATTCGTGTTCATTTTGATCAGCTTTTTTCGGCCCGTTTCCGCATTGCACTTCAGCGCCGAATCAAGAAAATGAATTGCAAGCAAATCATTATCACCAATCATAAAAACGCCATCTTTAAACATCCCTTCGGCAGTGTTAATGATCCCGGTCAAATTCTCGCCCTGTATCACTGAATCACAATGGAACCCGTCTGCGCTCAACTGCTGAATCAATGGTTGAGCGCAATATTTATCATACCCAATCCACAACGGATAAATCTGATAGTCTTGGATCAGGCTAACACACCAGTTATAGCAATCCTGATAATTAATGTAATTCTCGCCGGACTCTGCCAATAGTCCGCGTGAAATATATTGTCTGTAAGGAAGATTGTCCCTTGCTGACGCTTCTTCGATCTTTGCCGCAGGAAGCCAGAATTTTGAAATCACATAGATTTTAGATTCTTTCTCAATCAGACAAACCGCGCTTGTAAGGTCCGTGGACATCGACAAGTCAATTCCAACAACAGCATAGCAATTTCTGAAATCTTCCAAATCAAAGTGATCTCCACGGCATTTCTGAACAGTGGATGTGCTCAGCCATGCCTGAGAGGAATTTTGTTTCAGGTTGCAATACTTCGTTAAAAACTCTGATTTCTTTGATAAACTTCCTTCGGCTATTCTAATTTCTTCAAGCAGATAATCAACAGAAACAGAAACACCAAGATTAGGATTGGATTTCCTGAGTTCGTTTATATCATTCCATTTCTCTGCATCGTCAATGATATACAAAACAGGCAATAGCCTTGTCTCTTTGGAATCACCCAGCAAAAAGCGCGTTGACCTTTTGATCAACTCATCATAGATACCCTCATTGATAAATCCCGCAGTGCTTATAGATAGCAAAAGCCACTGATCGCGGGAACCGAAAGCGGACCTCAAAACCTCATACTGCTTCAGGCCTCGATCACCGGGCCAAGAAGCGATTTCATCACAGGTAACACAGGATGGGTTAAATCCATCAGACGTTTTTGCCGCAAAAGCCAAAGGCATTGCGGATGAGTTGGAACTTGGAATATAAATGTCATCTCTGCGCTTCTGTGTGATCTCTTTCATTTCCGGTTCAGTTTGAATCATCTGAACAAGAGCGTTATAGCACAGTTTTGCTTGTGCAAGTTTCGGAGCGCACATATAAAGCCTAGCACCGTACTCACCGTCCAGAAAAAGCATGTACGCATTGATTGCCGCCGCCAAAAGTGTTTTTCCGTTCTTCCGGGCCATAACAACGACAACCTCGCGGAATTGACGAAAGCCGTCCTTCCCGATAATTCCGAAGATCAGCGCGACAAGCGCCTTTTCCCAGAGTTCAAGCTTAATCCGTCCGGGTGCAAGCCGTCCTTCATGATGGCGGCAAAACGTTTCAATGAAATCAATGGCTTTCCGGGCTTTCTTCTGATCGTAAGTCCAATTTCCATCCTCAATGCCATGCACTACCAACTCATAGATACGTCTGACCCACTTCCCGACAAGGATCGTTCCGTCTTTGATTTGCTGGTAGTATGCGAGGATTGGGTTTTCTTTTTCATTAGCCATATTTCTTCATCATCTGAACCATTGCACTTTGTTTTTGCTCTTTCGGGAGTCTTTCGATCAGTTTTGCCATTACAAGATTATAATTACGAACCGTTGTATTGTAGGCTTGTAATTCGGCGCTCATTTTCTTACCGCCTTGATTTTTTCCGTTCGTGTATTCTTCAACGTATCCACAATACCCAATTTGGTTTTGCATCTCCTCCAGCGCAACACGCATAAAGGCGGCATTCTGCATCAGCGGCTCCATGAACTTGAGTTCATTTTCGGATAAACCGGAAAACATCCGTTTCATTCGGGCCAACTCTTTTTTAATCAGCTTGTTTTGATCCAATTCCTGTTCATTCGGCACAAATAACACCCCCTTTACGCCTTTTTGTGCAGGAAAGGCGAGG